TTAGCGGCTGGCTTAGCAGCGGCTGGCTTAGCAGCGGCTGGCTTAGCAGCGGCTGGCTTAGCAGCGGCTGGCTTAGCAGCGGCTGGCTTAGCAGCGGCTGGCTTAGCAGCGCTCTTCTTGGCATCAACATCTCGCGTAACCTGGCTGTAGTTCTTATATCTTTTCTTCTGCGCGTCCACTGTAGTTGACTTCTCATAGTCACCGTCATTTCTGGTAACTAATACAGGCTCATAGTGAGGAAAATGTTTAGTGATGATTTTATGGGTCTGGTGCGCAAAATCAGCATTATTGGTGACCTCATAATCATGGTAGTTACCCTCAAGGTCTTTAATTTGAGTCACAAAATACGGGTCAGGGTTTTTATCTTTAGCCATTTTTTTCCTATGGTTGGGCGTAGGCCAGGAACTGGGTGTCGTTTACCAGCTCATCTGGAGCTACCTGGATAAGGTCAAGAACTACTAGGGTGTGGCGCTCGGCTACTAGTCCGGCTGATTGTGTACGGATTGGGCGGTAAACCTGGTTTTTCCATACAACGCGGTACTTGTTTGCTAAGTCAATATTAGGGCTAATTAGCGCACGATTCAGGAACAACTCAGGGCTAATGTCGTAAAGGTCATCAATGTTGGTGGTTAGGTGCAGAACGTCAACGTTGTAGAAACCGCGCTCGTTAAGTGCGTTAGAGCCCTGAGTCAGGGTTGCCCTGGCTACCTTTAGGTCAAACGCGCCTGTCCACACGCGACCAGCGCCTACTGGCTCTACGTCATACACAGGGTCTTTAACAGATGCGGCTGCGTTATACTTCCACCACTTAGCCATGGTTCCGGCAGGGTTGGTTAAGTCCTCAGTGATACCATCACTGATACTGTCTGATTCGAAGTCTGAGTCGAATCGGCCGCCTGGTGTATACGCTCTCATAATACTCTTTTTCAGTATACTTAAATATTGTCCCTTTGTCGGGGAATAAGTAAAGCCCCCTGTCACCTCTGCAGAGGGCTTTACTCTCGTACCTTGTCGGGTATTTCATTCCTCACCTGCACACCAGGTAAGCCTTATATAATTCCCCTATAGATTATCATTTATTACCCGAGTAATACTGGGCAATTACGCTGTTATACAGCTTAGTCAATCTGCTTAGCACCCTCTCATGCTCTGGGCCTTGCAGTTTTGCCAAAACTTCTGCGTGTACCGGGTCCTTGTCTCTAGGAACATGGCCCATTTTAGTAAACGCCTCTTTATCTAAATTAACCCGCTTACTAAGGTCTTGCGTCTGACTGAGTATTTCCTCAGGACTAACGCGCACCCTATTCTTCAGCGCGTATTTGCTCTCTAGCAAGTCTAGTGTGCCGGCTACATCAGAGACTACTTCCTCAAATGGGATAGCGAGCACATGTGGATTGTCGAGGGCTTGCTTCGACATGTCCCCGTAGAGGCCAATCAATAAATCTAAATTATTGATTCTATCTGGGTCATAAAGGGATAGGTGAACAGCGTAAGAGGCGATTGCGTCTACTGGGTTTCTGATTACCGATACTACCGGAACTAGGCCGTCAGCAGCTGAGAGATGTTTTGAATCGTGGCCGTGACTTTTCACAGACATATTAGGCCAGGACAGGTTTAAGGCGGTAACCAAGAATGTATTAGCAGACCTAGGATAGCCGTCAACTACAAACTCAGGGGCTTCTACGTAGCGGCCGCCTTTGTCTCTGGTTTCCGCAAGAAGTTCCGAAATAGTTTTGTAAGCCCTATCCGACAACGTCATTACTTGTAGGACCTCTTTGTCCAAACCTTGTCTTTATAGACTCCGCCATTAGGTATTCTGTATGTTTCTGCCGACTCTTTATATTTTTCAACAATCTCTTCTTGTGACCTAATAACTGTCTCAGACTCCCAGTTGTCTCGTTTAAACGGCAGCATTTGCGCATAGACAGTGCCTGCGGGCAGGATGCCCAGGAAAGACCTGCTAAGAAAAAACGGCATCATTCCAGGCTGGTTTATGACATCGTTGTCAACGACTCCGCTAGTGGTTAAAAAAGGAAGCTCAAACCTGTTTAAAGGCTGGGTGTAAAGAACGCTATAGCCTTCTGGAACACCGATTCCCCAGTCAGGATACCAAGCAAAATGGTGAGGGTGATATCCATCCGGGTTTTTAAACTGCGGCATTGGAGGACGTTTAGTGCAAAAATCCTTGTATGCGGGGTTTTCTATTCTTACCTGTATAACCCCCTCTTGGTCTAGATAGAACTCTAAATCACAGGGGGTCATAAGAGCATACCCCGCGCCCATTACATCAAACACTGCTGGACAAGCTTTCCATGTTGGCATTTTACCGCCATCAGGGCCTACCCAGACTTCATTGGTCACGGGGTCTACAGCAAACTTGTCCGACTTTCTATACCATTCTGGAATAGTTTTTATGATAGGTTCCGGCTTTGACATGCTATTAGGTGTCAATTGTTAGTCCTAAATGTCGTGTTCCGAATTAATGTGCGCAGTGTTTTAGGTACTAGTCCCCAGAATCTTTATACATCTCTGGAGTGTGGTACTTGGCGCTGTAATCAAGCATAGTCACAATAGAGTACTTGAATCCAGAAGTAACTGGCATTGCTCTGTGCGGGTACATGAAGTTAGACGGAAACAGGAATAGGTCCCCAGCTTTCGCTTTTACATTGAGGCCCTGCAGGCGGAAGAATAGTTCCCCACCTTCATAGTCGTCATTTGGGTAAAGAACAGCAGACAGTGTGCTGTTGTAAGAGAAGCCGTGGTCGGTGTGCTCTTGGAAGTGCTGTCCCGGACCATACTTAATAAAATTGCTAGCTTCCCAGTACTTAAGCTCGCCAATTGGAAATTTTCTGCAGTAGTCCGCTACCGGACCAACCATGGCCTCATGCACAGTGTCCCAGACAGCCCTTAGCTCATCACCAGCAGCAGACTGGTCGCTGTCTATGTCAGTGCGCTTATATTTAAAGTCGTAGCAGTCACGGTACTGAGGCATTTTTTGGCGGTATCCTACCAAGGCCTCTTCATAGTTGTAGTAAGTAGAGGGGTCTTCTAGGACTGCCTCTAGCCTCTTTATTACATCCATGCCGTTAGTAAGAGCATCACGGTACACAAAAATTCCTGGGGCTAGCTGCTCTTCTGTAGTCCAAGTTTTTTCAGTCATTTATTTCTCCTAGTTATTATTTGATTTATGTTCCTACAAACCCGCCGAAATATGGTGGGAAGTATGGCCCAAAAGACGGTGGAAAGTACGGTGGGAAATAAGGAGGAAAGTACGGGGGAAAGTATGGGGGTAAAGTCGTGACGCTGTTAGAGTTGGCAGAATACGTTCCATTACCATTTGCATTTTCTGCTCGAACTTGGTATGTCTGAGCAGTGTTAGCTTCCTGAGTAATGTTTACAGAGGTAGAAGTGGTAGTTCCCGTTTTTCCGTCAGACGAGGTCCACCTGTAAAGAGAGATACCTTTACCGCCAGTAGACGGGGCAGTCCAAGCTAGATTGTCGTAGTCTACGTTAGCAGTCGCAGTCGGGGTTCCAATAGTATCGGGGACTGTAGTGGCGGTTATAGCAGTAGAAGCCGAAGATGCGGCAGATGTTCCCGAAGCGTTAGTGGCTGTTACGGTGAACGTGTAAGAAGTGCTTGATTGTAATCCCTCAACAGTTAGAGGCGAGGACGAGCCGGTTGCAGTATAGCCGCCTGGGCTAGAAGTTGCTGTGAATGAGGTAGCAGCAGGAGAGCCACCAGGCAAACTAAAACTCACGGTTGCTGCACCGTTGTTAAACGCACGGTTAGTTCCTACGTCAGTAGCAGATACGCTTACTGGAGCGGAAGGCTGCAAAAAGTCATTTTGCTGTTGAGACTTTCTACCGGCTCGTTTACTCATTAGTGGTCCTTATTATGCTGACAGGTCACCAAATACAAGCCATGTATTCGATGCCCGCTTTAATAGTGTAGCAGATGACCATTGAGTACGTAACTTTAGGCCTGGGGTAGCGTTAACGGTTACTCCGATTACGCCTGCGATGGTCACCTGACCAGAGCCGGTCTGGATGATATCTAGAGTAGTTCCTACTGGGTAGTTCACAGTGCCATCTGCAGGGATGGTGAGCGTAGTTGCGCTACCCTTGTTAATCTCAATAATGGTGTCTCGCTCGTTGAGATTAGCAAGGGTGTATGAATCGGTCTTCTGAGAAATGGTGGTGATAGATGGTACGCCAACCTTAGTCTGGGTACCGTCTGAGAAGGCTACGCCTGAGCTAGCAGTCACTACTCCGGAGAATGTGGGGTCTGATACAACTGAAACTTGAAGTCCAGTAACGCTAACGTTGGTTCCAGCGGTCACTGTTCCAGCACCAGAGAACTGCGCCCACAATACGTCGTCGGTGCCAATAGTGTTTACTTCGTTTTCTACTACCCACGAGGTGCTGTTGTAGAGAGTGCCGTTCTCAACGAAGACTAGGTCTCCACCAGCAATCTCGGCTGCAGTGTTGAAGTCATCTGCACGAGTAAGAACCGTAGAAGAGGTCCTTACATAGATACCATTGTGGGCCGCAGTAGCCTGGTTCTTAACCAAAACTCGGTCACCGTTGGTTAGTGAGTGACCGTCAATCGTACTTAGCGCAGTGCCTAGAGTCAGGGTTGCGCCTACGCCATCAGTTCCGTTGTTGTAGGTAACTGTGCCGCCTGACAAAACCGCAAGCGTATTTGTGGTAGCAACGTGGACTGCTTCGTGGATGTGGAGGCCAGCAGCAAGATTATCTACATACTGCTTAGTTGCTGCGTGGAGTGCCTGGCTTGGGTCTCCGTCAAGAGTAATCTTGCCGGTCATGGTTCCGCCAGCCAAGGCTAGTTTTGCGTCAAGGGCAGTTTGAGTTGCAGTTGAAACTGGTTTGTCAGCATCAGCCGTGTTGTCAACGTTACCAAGACTAACCATGCTCTTGGTAATGCCGGAGACGGTTCCCGTAAATGTTGGGTTTGCAAGAGGAGCCTTAGCATCTAACTGAGTTTGGATTGCCGAGGTCACTCCATTTACGTAGCCTATTTCTGCTGATGAAACATCGCCAATAGATGTGGTGTTTGGTAGGGTTACTGTCCCAGTAAAGGTTGGCCCAGACAAAGGAGCGTACGTGGTAGAGGCGGTGCTAGATGCTAGTTTGCCATCTAGTTGGGTCTGTATGGCGCTTGTAACGCCGTTGACGTAAGCAAGTTCGGTGGAACTAACGTCGCCTATCGAAGTGGTGCTAGGGAGGGTTACAGTGCCTGAGAAGGTAGGGCCAGCAAGCGGAGCTAGAAGAGCTAAGTCGCTAGTGACAACGAGGTCTGCGGTATCTTCAATTCCATGTACGCTTGTAGTCAGGGCGGCGTGGTCAGACACGGCGTTAATTGCAGGAGCAGCATACGAACGAGAAGTCCAAGCTGTGCTTCCGTTACCAATCTTAAAGCGGCCTGTGTCTGTCTCAAAACCAATTTCACCAGAGGCAAGTATGGGGTTTGCTGATGTCCAGTTTGCCGCTGTATCTCGTCTGATTTGAATTTGTTGTGCCATTAGAAACTCCCTGAATCTCCGCCATCAATTGGTGTGGTACCGCCGTAAACGCTGCCCGATGTTCCACCGTCTATGTTACCGCCTTCACCTGCAGCGGTCTTTTGAGCAACCCACGATGTACCATCGTGTGCATAGACAGTGGTGTCAGTAGTTTTGAAGAATAAATCTCCCGCCGAACCTGCCGCTGGCAAGGTGCTGCCAGACGGTAGGCCTACGGGTGTTAGAAATTTTCTTGACAAAACTATTTTCCTTTAAGGTAATTAGCCTACCACGACTACGCGGTAAGCATCTGCCAGCTCGCCACCAGAGACCCACGAGAGGGTGACGGTGTTGGTGTCGGTGATTACCACGTCTACCTCTACTAGTTCCTTGCTGGTAAGGTTGCGAACCTGTACGGTTACGTCTGAGGTGCCGAGGCTGTGGGTCACGGTCCAGGTAACTACGCCGCTAGAAGCGGTCAACGCACCGTTGCTGACTGCGTACTTGGTAGTAGCGCCTAGGTTTGTGCGAGCACCAGCAGCAGTTGAAGCACCAGTACCACCGTCTGCAATAGCAATGTCAGTGCCATTCCATACACCGGTGGTGATGGTTCCAACGGTAACAATGCTTGACTGACCAGCGTAGGTAGAAGCAATATCGATGCTGTCAGCGTTTGCTGTAATTCGGTCAGCTGTTCCGACTACGTTAAACTCGCTGCCAGTTATGGTTAGACCGTTACCTGCAGTGAAGGTGCCAGCACCAGAGAACTGCTGGAAGGAAATGGCATCTGTGCCGACTGTTGCTGGGCGGCTTGTCTGTACCCAACCAGTGTTAGCGTAAGTTCCAGAGGTTACAAAAACAAAGTCTCCGCTGTCTACCTCTAGTGCAGTGTCAAAGTCCAGTGCACGTACCGCTTGCCCTGAAGCCTGAACGACATAGATACCGTTCTCCGAGGTAGTTGTCTGGTCCTTTACAAGAACGCGGTCGCCAGTTGCAAGGGTTACTCCACTAAGGGTGTCTCCATTTTCAAGGCCATTTGCAATTGAAACGTTTGCACCAGTAGCAACTCTAACTGATTCGTGAATGTGGAGCCCCTCGGCTACAGCATCAACATACGCCTTAGTTGCAGCGTCTGTTGCATCGGTAGGGGTTCCAAGACCAGTAATCTTGTTAGTGCCCATTGCAATAGCACCAGTCATGGTGCCACCAGCCTTAGGTAGCTTTGCGTCCAACTGCGTCTGGATAGAGCTGGTAACACCATCTACGTAGTTCAACTCAGTGGTGCTGAGGGTCGCACCATCAAGGATGTTAAGTTCGGTTGCGGTAGAAGTAACAGCAACATCCTCGTTTAGCTTAGGTGAGGTAAGCGTCTTGTTAGTTAGCGTTTGTGCAGTTGTCTTGTCTACTAGGTAAGTAAGGTCAGGAGAGATTGCGCCGCTACCGTCGTTGTATGACAGACCGGTTCCAACTGCGTTACCTACTGCGTCCTGAGCACGCTCGTCGGTAAAGTAGAGATTTAGACCCTCTTCAATGTCATTTGTGGTCAGAGCATCGATTGCTGCTGAAATAGCACTGGACAGGTCCCCGCCTTGGGCTAGGGTAACCCATGCAGTCCCGCTGTAATAGCGGAGGGTGTTGTCGCCAGTGTTGTAGTAAATCTGACCAGCAACAGGGCTAGAAGGTGCTGAAGACAGGTTCTGGATTCTAGCGTTTAGAAGTTCGTTCTTATTTAGGTTAATACCCGTCAAAAATGAACGTGACATGTGTTTATCTCCTTAAGATAAGTAGGTTAGTTATGAGAGATACGCCGTGCCCGAAATACCAGCAGAAAAACTAACTGATAGTTGGGTATTAGAGATGTGGGTTATTGACCCTTCGACCATAGTGTTGGCGCTATCAAACACCGTTACATTTGGGCGGAAGTTTAGGTTGTGGGTGATGGTCCACGTAGTAGCTACGGAGACCTGATTATGAGTATAAGACACCAAGGATGGAATAGCCTCGTATACTTCGTCAAGGTCTCCAGGAACACCCTGAGGACCAGGCTGACCAGACAGTACAGTTACTGTAATGGCTGGCGATGGCGTAACAATAATCTCGTCTGGCATTAGTCTAGGGTCACCTGCCTGTTAACGAATACCTGGCCCCTGAGGTAGGTTCTAACAAAGTCTGGGTTTGATATAGAAGTTGCCTGGATGTCCCACGCACAGCGAACAGGAAGGTTTGTAGTCTGCTCCGGAGTCATGGATACAGTAAGTTTCTTTAACGTAGGGTTGTTGACAGTGACAGTCATAGTAGCCCAAAGAGTAGGTGAGCCAGGGTAGGTACGAATTTGCGCCTTAAATACCAAATCACTAAAGTTAGTGTCGTCTGGGAAGTCTAGCGTTACCGAGAAAGTGTCTCCCTGCTCTACGATTAGGTCATAGATACCGACCGTGCTAGGCGCAGGAACACGGCCATTAAGGTTGTTCTCAATGTAGACTCGTTCCGGCCTGCGAGAATCATCAATTTCTTGAGTCATGTAGATTGGAACAAGTTTATTTGTGGTACGGCTCACGCGGCGTAGCACTCCTATTTCAATCTTCCATAGACCAATGTTTAGAGCAGAGCAGATGTTGCGGTACTGTTCCTGTCGCTGGCCTATTAGATTCATAAGCTGGCTGTAGCGCTGAGCACGCGGGATAGTCACACCATCAGGAGCATGGATATCTATATCAAACGAAGCGTCTGTTGCCAGGGCATATAGAGCCTCAATAGTAGACAGAATCGTGACGGGGTAGGCCTCGACCTCTGGCAACATGCTTATTGTCATTTGCGTGCCAAACCGGTCTGTGCGGTTAAGTAGGTGCTGTCCTACGGCAGTATTGACAAAGTATTCTAAGTCCGCTTCTGAAAAGTACCTGAAAACGCTTCCAGTTATCCTAATTACAGCGTTGTTAGCTGGGGCAGAGGTGAAGTGGATTACGCCGTGGTTAGCCTCGGCGGTGTAATTTGTTGGGTTGGCTTGTACTGTACCATTCACAGTGACCATAAGGGTAGTAAGGTCTAGGGGCTTATACCCCAAAGTAAAGTCCTTGGTAGAACCGTCACCGGTAAATGACTTGGTGAACTGTTTAGGCTGGTCGTTTAACTCAGTCCTTACCTTTTCCACAAGTTCCGTGAGAGTTGCCATAAAAGACCCTTTACAAATTGACTACTTCTATGTTGCCTTACTGCAGCAAAAATGTCTGGATAAACAAAACAGCGGGCCTAAGCCCGCTGTAGTGTTTGCAAATAGGTCTAGAGTCTAGCTGCTAGATAACCTTTTGCTTCGAGGTGATTTGCAATCTCTGGGATTACTTCGTACTTCTGACCGGCTTTAAAACTGTAGTAGTTTCCTGCTCCAAAGGTCATTGACTCAATGTCCTCAGATACACGGATAACTACAGATGCGTTTTCAGAGGTTTTCTTAATCTCTTCAACAACTACGGTTTCTACCCTGTTTGGCTTGGTTGCGTCTAGAACTTCGTGCTCTGCCTTAAACGCTGCCTCAGCAGTGGCCATAGCCATGTTGTTTGCAGCTTCCTGCTGCTTTTCAATCGCTTCAGCCTGAAGCTGCTCGCGCTGACGACCGGTAAAATCGGTTGCTCTTTTTTGTGTTGCCACGGTGTGTTCTCCTAATTAATAGCTGATTTGGGTTTGAAAAGGGGGGCCATTGCTGACCCCCCTTGACAAGTTGTTACTAGTTGGTTTCTGCAATCACAACAGCCTGGTCAGTGATTAGACCAAGACCGAAGATTGAGTACCATGCTAGTGCGTGCTCACGACCGAAGTCGAGGATACCACCGTCGCGAAGCTCAACAGGTAGTGAGATAGCGTGACCGAATGCGTTGTCTCCAATGAAGATAGAGTCGTAGCGGTCTGCGCCACCGTTACCGGTGAACTCAGCTGGGGTAATGTAGCCACCACCAGGGGTTACGGTTGGGGTGACTGCAGTGTCAGCGGTGTAGCTGGTTCCTGCTCCACCGACAACCTTGCGAACCTGGGTGGTCTCGATGAATACGGTGTCGTATAGACGGCCGATTTCACCAAGCATGAAGTTACCAGGTGCTGCGTACTTGGTTACTTCAATGAACTCAGCAGTGTCGCGCAAACGGCGGCTCTGGTGTGGGTGCACGAAAGCAACGTAGGTCTCGCCTAGTCTTGGGATGTTCTTAGTCGAGAGGGTCTCAACTGCATCCTTGACGGTGCGTGGGGTCAAGTGGAAGTTACCGGTCATTGAAGCACGGCTGGTTCCAAGAGTACCGTATGCGTACTGGTTGAAGGTACCAGTTCCGTCGGTGATTGCGAGCATGTCGGTGCGGTCTTCACCGTAGATGGTTGAGGTCGCGCTGTATAGGGTGTCGCGGCTCAACTTGTCTAGGTAAAGGGCCATGTTACGGCCTAGAAGACGCGATGCCGAAGCCATTACATCATCGAATGAAGCGTTAAGCAATAGCTCTGAAACTGCTAGTGCGTAACCGTGCTCCGAAACGGTGATTGAGAACTGCTGTGCGGTCAACGCGTTGGTCTGCATACGAACACCTTCAACAAGTGGTGATGCAACTCCAAGGTTGTTGTAACGTAGGAAGTTAATCTGAAGACCAGGTGCAACACCTAGTTCAGTCTTCTTAACTGCGAACTGCTCAAAGCGAAGGATTGGCATAGCCTGGAAAAGGATTTCCTTTGACCAGATTTGCTGAATCGCCTGAGTTAGCTGGGTGTTAGTACCCGAGTATGAGGTAGGGGCTGCGGCTAGATTGCCAGTTCCCGTAATACCTGATGCCATGTGGTTGTCTCCTTAAAGACGTAGTGATTGACTTGGGTTTAGGTTAGTTACCGAACAGACCCTGCCCGCGTCCCTGAGCTTTGTCGCTCAATAGACGTTGGCGATATTTTGCGTATTCGTTCATCGGCATGGCTGAGATTTCCTCAGCCGTGAAGTTACGTTGCTCCGAATTGATGTCCATTGGCCCGGCAGGCGGCAAAGTAGCCTTTGTGCCTGTCATTTCCCTTCGAGTGTTCTGCATCGCTGCTTGTGCACTCTCAAGAATTTTTGCTGAGCGCTCTTTCAAGCTCTCAACGCTTTGTGTGAGCTCCTCACGGGTACTGCCCGCGATGAGGTCTACAAGTTCGGGGATGATGTTTTCCCGCTCAGTCTCCAGCAGTGTCTGCCTGTAAGACTGGAGTTCTGTAAACTGCTTCTCTCGCTCCAGTAGCGCGAAGGCGCGTTCGCGTTCCTGACGCTCACGCTCCAACTGCTCGTTGAATTCGAGTTCTTTCTGCTTAAGCAGGTCTCGAACGTCCATGTCAGCCTCAGCCGCTGCGCGGGCCTCAGCATCCTTGGACTCTTTTTCCGCAAGCTTGGCAGCTACTTCTTCTTCGCGAGCCTTTTTTAGCTCTTCGAGTTCAGACTTTAGCTTGTCAATTTGAGGATAGAGCTTGTCTTTTTCCTGAGCCCTGACCTTAGCCAAGTCCTCTTCAGTGTATGACTTAGAAGAGGCTGGGGTGGTGGGGGTTTCGGTGATGTTGATAGCAGCTGGCGCATCAGCGTCAGTGCTTGTTACTACTGGTGTGACTCCTGCTTCAGCGGCAAATGCCTCTGCAGCAACAGCCTGAGTTTCTGCTGTTTCCATGTTGATTCCTTAGTTTCTTTAGGTCGTTTTTCATGTGGACTTGCGTCCGTAGCTCGTATGACCGCTCGGTGTGTTTTCAATATCAAGTATGACTTGACATTTTTATTATTTTGTTGCTAAACCCGCATTATTTTTGATAATCCTGCGGAACTTGGCGTTGCGGAAGTCGGGTGCCATAGGCTTCAGTTACAAGCCTGGTTCTAACTTTTGCTTCACCTAGTCGTAGGTTCTCGATAATTGCAGGGTCTAGAATCGGTGTCTGTGCAGCACCCTGTTGCGCCATGGCAACTTGTTCAGGAGCAGCAGGCATAGCGTTACCGCTCGGGTCTACAGACATTCCAGTAAGAGACATAATCTCGTTCTGAATTTCGGTCTTAATCAAGTTCAATGAACCCTCAGCAAGAGCGTCGTCGATAAGCTCTTGGCGAATCTCCTGGAGCTTCGACTCTGGGAACTCCTCGCCAAGGTCACGCAGAGCGCCTTCCTTAGACTGCAAGCCTAGAGACAATAGTGACTGCACCTCGTTCAAGACGATTAGCTTGTCTAGAGGTAGCGGTGGAGGGAAGTGGCAGTAGGTGCGGTAAGTCTCTGGGTCAGCCGGGTCTAGCTCCATTAGTTGGTCTGGCTTTGGAAGCGTAGTCGAGTTAGGGTCGAAGAAGAACGTCTCGGGTTCTTTAATCGCTAGGGTGCGAAGAACCAACTCGTTAACTCGCTCTAGGCCATGCGCATACTGCACAATCTTCTGGTGGTAGCGGTTCATCAAAGGCTGGAACTGAATGCTAAGTGCAACACCAGAGGTGTTTGAGATAGGCTGGGCAGTTCCCAAGGCGGTCTCGGGCACACCAGTCATTTCGTGCATAGTTCGCTTTAGGCGGTCCATGAAGTCCATAGCTCCCTTTAGACCTGTGCCGCCGCCCTCTAGGTTCATAACCTTAGCGTCTTTTGGAAGGCCTCCCCAAACCTTGTTAGCGCCCTTCTCAAGCTGAGAAGCTTTAGCGCCTGTGATAACAGTTACAGGGGCTGCGTGGTAGTTGATGATGTCCGCAATGTCCGTAGCGGTCTCGTTATATACGCGGTTAATGCTAATAATTTCATTGCAGTCGCTAAGACCCCAAGGAGAACCAGAGACACGAACATTAGGAATATGAATGATAGGTATAACACCGAGTGGGTTAGGGCGCGAGTCAATAAGTTCATCATTTAGATACTCCTCAATCATGTCGTCCGTGAGGATTTCAGTATAGGTGTAAACCTGACGAGTACCTTCTAGCGAGGTGCCCCAAAAGCGGTACTTGAGCTTGAAACGGATAAGGCGCTCGCGGTCATGTGGATGGAACTCAGGGAATGCAAAAGACGAGTTAAGGGGCAGGATGCGAACACGACCCGGGTGGTATCCCCCAGCTGCATCTGTGTAAGCCTCTTCGTAAGCAACCTTAATAAAGCAGTCACCGGACACGCCGCCCTGCTGTCCAATTTCCCAGAGAACGGTGGACTTGTTGTTGTCTACTTCCCAGATTCGCTCTAGAAGTGACGGGACGATAGCTTCGGTGGCCTTAGCTGAGCGGAACTGTACGCCCTTGCTAAATGTGAAGTTAATAATAAAATCGGTAATTGCCCTGTAATAATTTAGGACAATAGAGGGCTCGCCGGCCTGGCGACGAAATCCGGTGTGGTGGCCAAGGTACATGGCCCAGTTAAGTGAGTAGCGGTTTAGGCGAGGACCGTGTACCTCAAACTCTTCATCAGCAAGCTCTACAAGTCCGAGCGGAGAAATAGAGATGGTTAGGTCAGAAGACGCCGCTCTATAACTGGGGGGTGAAAAGTCGATTGACATTAAATTAAAACGCTTCCGGTTCTAGGTCAGGTGCATCGTATAGTTACTAGTGTAGCGCAAAAATAATATTTAACGCTTGAAGTGCTAGTTATTGGTGACCTTTTTGCTGACGTCTTTAGTGACCTTTTTCTTAGCTTTTTCTTCTTTTTTGTCCATGGCTTCTTGAGCCCTGTCTCTAAATCTAGGGTCGACATCTTTCTCAGAGTCCACAAAGCGCCCACCTAGCTGCAAGTAGCGTGAGTGCACCCAGTGAGCTGCGGCAGGAGAAGGATACTTAGCAAATTTAGTTTTTGCTTGTGTAGTAATCATGTTCCAAAGACGAGGATTAGCGGGCACCTGTCTCGGTGTCTCTTTTACTTCTTTACCCTTAATGAGGGCCATGATGTCCTGCCTTTAAGAAACTTAACCCCGCCCGCCTACATAGGGCAGACGGGGTTAAGTACCGACTAAATTAGTCCTGAACCTGAGCAGGGTTAACGCGCTGCTGGTGCGAGCCGCTAACGAACTTCTCTTCGTAGGTGTTAGTTCCGTAGTCCTGGAACGAGCCGGTAGAGAACTCGCCTAGGTAGTCTGGAGCTTCTATCCATGCTGCTGAGCCTACGTGAGCACGTTCACGCATGGTCTCTTCGGCAGGCTTGGTGTGTACAGGTGCATTACGGTTTGGTCGGCCCGCAGCAGGAACGTAGCCCTGCATAGCGCCGTTAGCAAACTCTTCAGGGATATCGGTGTCGGTACCGAGACCCTCCTGGAAGCGTAGTGGGCCACGCTGGCCAGGTACTGCTGGGGTGACCTTGCGGTCGTATGTGGTCCCTGGTGACTCAGGGAACTTTGGTGCTGGGGCAATTGCCATTTTATTCTCCTAGTTAAAGGTTGAGGTCCTCATTACAAGTTTTATATGAAACTCTCTAATTTGCAGGTCAAACTAAATTTATCTAAAAAATGGGCTTGTGGTGACTTCTACCGATGGCATGGTCAAGTCCATAGTTAGTGAGCAGGCAATCGCTAGAGAGTCGGCATAATCGTCGTGTGCGTGTGCTTCTTCAGGGGCGTGAGCAAGGAAGTTAGGGCCCTGGAACTTAACCTCTAGGTCAGTCATCTGCTGATAGAACCGCTTCCAGCTTCTCAATCGGCGGGTCTTAGCGTGTGCAGGCCACCCCACTAACCGGCGTTCAATTAGGGTTTTTAGATGCTTCCATCTCTTGGACTGTTCCTGCTGGCTAGAGCCAATAGAGTGAACCTCAGCCCTAGGCAGTAGCAAACGAAGGCGCTGGGCTACGGCATCTCCGACACCGTTAGCGTCTACCCCCACTGCTAGGACATCGTAGTTCTCCAGGAAGTTAACTATTTGGAAGTATTGGTCTTCCCAGTCGTCTCCTTGGATTTCCAGCCAGTTGAGGATTCGGTGGTCGAAGAACCCGTACTCATCAGGTCTGTCCCAATCCACCCATACAACCGTGACGACTGTCGAGTCCATCTTGCGTGCCGGGTCAATACCCACAACGACTGGGGTCCTGTGCCATGCCTTAACCACCTCTTGAGAAGTGTCTCCGAGGTCATCCATCGTCGTTGAGGTGACGAACATTCCTCTTTCGAGGAGCCACTTGCAGCTGTACGACATTTGAAATTCATCTGAGTCTTCTCCAATTCTGAGCATCTCTTTTTTAATAAACTTTGCGTACTCTGGGCTCGTCTTAGACACATCACGCCAGTCCCACTGGAAGTGGTTCTGTCGAGAGCCTCGTCCTGTCTGTCGGCGCTTATTTAGCTGGATAGCGCGATAAAAGTTATTCTTGTGCGTAGTGGGGGTGCCGGTCTTAACCATGGTACCGTTTGTAGACGCAAGCATCGGGCCGATAGATTTGGCCACGATAAAGTCATCCGCTTCCTGGCACTCATCGATAACGATAAGGTCAAAGGTCTTAGACTCAATCTTTGCTCTAGGGTTAGCGGTCATCATCATTACGGATGAGCCAGAGTTAGTAAGCCTTACCTGCTTAGTAACGCCAGAGACTTTCTTAGCCTCATCATCAATCTCAGGGTCGCCCAACACAGCAAGTGCGTGCTCGCTGGTAAGGCGCGAAATAACACGGCTAAACAACGTTTCAGCCTGGCCCTCTACAGGGGCAAATAGACCTACCCTAAAGCCGTCTTTAAACCTGCCTAGAAGGTCAGGATACATACGGGCAAGTCTAGGAAGGATTACCATAAGAGCGGCTACGGTATCGGCAACAGTCTCGGACTTACCTGACTGACGTGATGCCAGGGCGGTGATTTCCTCACCCTCGTTAATAACCACAGACTCAATAATGCGGCGAGCCAGAGGCTTCTGATAGGTCCTCAGGTCGTGGCCAACAAGCGCCTTGATAAAAATCATTATTTTATCTATTAGCGTGTTTACGAACTCGCGTGACAGCTCATCTAGGCCGTCATCATACTCTTCCTCATATTCAGGCTCGAGTTGGTCTTCTAGCTCTAGTTCGTCGTCTTCGTCGTAAAAATCTTCTACTGTGCTCATCTAATACCTTAAAACTAAATAACCCTGAGCCGAGACGACTCAGGGTTACCAAGTGCCACACGGGAGAGAAATAGGTTGGCTAAAGAATGATAACACATAAAAATATTAAAATCTATAGAGTGCTGTTCATTCTCTTATTTAACTCATGAACTACTGCGTGGAGCGCCTCTGCGCCTTCAGCAAGCTCGGTCATATTTTCTATTGAGCGACTACGTTCGTATTGGCTAAGGAGTCTGCCAACCTCGTATATAGTCTGGTCTGCCCAAACAGAAAGCTCACCGGTAGGTATCCTAGAAACCCTCTTAGCAATCTTCTCAGAGAAGGGCTTGTCCCACTTAGTTTTCTTTTTAAACCAGGGCATTACCAACCCTCTTCTCTGTCGATAGGGACGTACCGACGTATGTCGTTTACAGGGATGTCATTTGGGTTATTGCGCCCGAATTTGACGACTTTGCGAAGCGCCTGTTCTTCTCTAACTGAGTCACCCCAGATGCCAAGTGCGTAACCTCGTGGCACAAACGGAATCCAGAATACCGCACAGACTTTGCTTTCTCTGTATGGGTGCTCAGTCTCCTGTGACCAGCCCCACTCAAATAGTGGGAGAGTTGGGTGTTTAAGTTTTATTGTGTCAACGTATAGTGGTCCGATTGATTTCATTACTATCCTTCGTAAGGCCTCTCATTAGGATACATGTTCTGAGCCCAGTTAGTCAATTGGTTAAGCTGTACGCGTCGGTGTCTAGGCATCGCAGACACGTTAGCCGGGCCCATATCGCCCCAGCTATCTAGCCCAGATGAGCGAAGATACTTGCCCTTAGAATCAGCAAATTTAAAGCCTCGCCAAATGCTCGGCGAAACGCCTCGATACTCCCACCACTGGCCGTCACGAAATAAAACCGTCATGACCTGATTTTTACTGTCGTACCCTGCGCTTAGGGTTCTAGGCCGACTAGGGTTGCTAGAGGTAGTTGCAGATACAGCAGAGTCTTGAACCTCAAAATCGGGGTCGTCCTCATCCTGTCCCTCGCCCTTGATAAGTTCAGAGGCGGCCTCGTCTGTTTCTTGAACAGGGGTGCTTTTCTTCTTACCGCCCTGGCGCAAACCTAGATAAAAAAACGGGTCCATTAGTCCTCACAATCGTGGTAGTCAAGTTGATTCTCTAAGACTAGTGTACGGCAATAACGACAGCGGTATCTTTTCTCTGGTTTAAAATTATTTTGAGCAGTAGCTCCAAGCTCAAATCCCCAACCGTCTTCGTTCTGCTCAGGGGCATAGTCAGTAATAATCTCTGGCTGTGCGGAAGGGTGGGCGTCATCGCCAAATTCTTCAAGGTCATCCATGTCTGCGCCATCGACACTTAGCTCACCCGCTTTTGGATTGAATCCGCGCAGCTCCGGCGGAAACGGTCCTCTAGGCGCATGGGCGGTTTTTGGCACAGCGTGTGCCTGCACTGCCTGCACGCGAATAATTCTCATTATTCGTCTGACGCAGTCTCTTCTGCTGCAGGAGCTGAGGTTGACTTCTTCTTAGAAGTCGTAGGCGCTGGGGTCTCTACAATCAGGTAGTTATCCGCTGCCGAACGCAAATTAACAGGTAGATGCGGTGCGCAAAAGAAGGCTACGTTAGCAATCTTTGGGTCGTGCTTGTAAGCCGCTAGAGCTTCGCAGTTGTCGCATTTCATATTTTCTCCTTAAATCAGTGGCTCAGGTATTTATCAAAAAGATGTTTCTTTAATGTGCTGGTCGAACTTTCCTTCTAGACTTGCCAAATCAACTTTGAGGTCAGTAAGGTCGGAACGTATAGCTTTGACTTCATCCCTCATCGAAGAGCCTGAGTTTGGCTTCAATTCTGAGAGATATTCTTTAGTTAGTTGAGATAGAACGCTGTTCATGTACCGCCTAAACACCCAGGAAATAATTGCGGCGATAAAGGTTAGAAAGGCGGCAAATCCAGCAAGCGTAGTGGCTAGCTCGGCAATAGTCATCACAACTCCAAAAACTAAACGTCTATAACAGTGTTACAGAAATTTGTAGATATGTAATGACTAACTACCAGTGGCCTTCTGGGCAGGTTGCTTGCTTTAACTTAGTTTTTGCTTTCATAAAGCAGCCGCACTTTTTGCACTGAACAGTGGCCTTAATAAGAAACGGGCAAGACTTGCAAATGTCTAGCCTACTAGATGCTTCTTCTTTACTTGCGTATTCGGTGTTAGGGTTTAAAAAGTCCCACGGTCTGGCAGATTTAGCAATGCTTTCTGCGTAGCCTTGAGAGTCCTGTTTAAACTTTTCCCAGTCACTGCTCTGGGTCATAAGTAAAGTCCGCAGGTGGGTCTAGCACCACTTCAAATGTAGCGCCGCTTCGGAACGCCGCAATTAATGCTGGATTAAACGTCGGGCTTAGAGGCATTACGTGTGCGCATTTACCCTCTACGATAAAAGCGAGACTAATGTGCCCGGCTAATGGTGCTCTAGTGGATGGCGTGTCAAAGCGTTCTCCGTCCCATGCGCTTCCCTCTGCTGGAACGACTGGCAGGGACGTGACGTCTACAATAGACAACGGGGCCGCAGAGATAGCTAGCCACGGTGAGTCTTCAAAGTTTGGTACGGAGATTCCGCCAGCGAGCTCATCGCCAACTTTAACTTTAATAACAGCTCTCATTTTATCCTCGAATTAGAACTCTGGGCAGCTTCCGCTGGAAGGTACCACTACAGTGTAAGGAACATTAGGGCATGTGGTCCCAGCGCAGGGGTCTGTCTGGTAGAAAGTGTAGTAGCAGGTGTTTCCAACCCTACCATCAAATGTGGAGTAAGATGTCTGGCAGCATGGAGTTGGCGGAACGGGTGTACAGCCAGGAGCAGCAGGGGCAGATGTACCTTGGCAGACCCAGTTAGGCGGATTTCCTAGCTCGGCCTTTTTATTGTTGCAGGCAACGACAGGGTCGTTAGTTCCGCTAATAGTTGCATTACCAGTTTGTGTTGGCTCATATCCGCCTGAACTACAATACGCCCAGTAGATAGTAACTGTTGAAGGCGGCGCTACAGTAACCACAATTGTATAAGTCCTGGTTGTAACGCCGTCTTCTGCGGTAACCACTACGTTTAGGTTGTTTGGGTTACCTGCAAGGCTAACTGACCTAGCACCAAGGCCGGTGATTGTAGACGCGGGGTTAGTAGCAGTGGCCGCAAGAGTTACTGAGGTAGTGCCGTTAGGCGCAGCAAATGCGAGAGTAGATAACACATCTGAGCCATTTACAGTAAGGGCCGAAAGAGTCGTATCTGATGAAAGCGGGAATGGGTATGAGGTCTTCCAAGTGCCGTTGACTTTCGTATACATAGCGGTAACGGCTACCCATGAGCCAGAAACCTTTACGTACTGGGCAACGACGTTACGCCACGCGCCCAGGTCATAAACTTTATTTCTATATACGTCAGGCATGTCTACCTACTACGCGTATTTAATCCAGACATCTCCGTCTTGGCCTTGACCCGATGTTGGGTCTGCGGTAGAGACAAAAATGTTGCGGTCACCATCATCGTTGTTTGGAAGAACGGTAGGGCCGTAAACTTGGATATCACCTGAACGTGGCATTATGCAATCTCGATTCCGCTAACGACAGTAGTAACTACAGCACCGGTGCCTGCAGAAAGCTGAAGCTTTTCTCCAGCGACCATTGGGATGTCGGCACTCCAGATAACCTGTGACTTAGGGCCAATAGATAGGTCAGTAATAATAGCGGTTGCAGTGCTGGCAGAACCGCTAACTGGCACTACATAAGCCTGCAAAGTAACGGCAGACGTTGAGGTGTTGTTAAAAATAATTTGCTTAGCTACAACGGTCTTCCCAGAACCAACGGTGTATGAGGTGTTGGTGGCTGTAGTAGTAAGCTGAACAGGTCCTAGTATGCGGACAGCAGTGAAAGTTGCCATGTTATTCCTTTCGAATACTTAAATAGATTAGCCTATTTGCTGAGCAAATAAAGGCTATCTTGTTCCCCACCAGTTACGGCCGGGGTTGTTGTACACAAAGATAGACGGCTTTTCATTTGGGTTTAGATAAAACTTTCTAATACCAAACCGTGAGTCTTTGATAATAGTGGGCTTAGGCATAGCTTTCCTAAAATCTTTGTTTAACGAAGCCACCAGCCCCACTCCTTTGCAGCAAACGGCACGCCAGGTACTGCGCCTACCGCCCTAGTTAGTGCGTCTCTAAATTCTCTTCCGCGCCCTGTGGGTGCAGTTTGAGTCTGGTTATCCAGCGCAGTGACGACACCAGAGCGACGCGCTAGCGGGCCCTTGTGTCTAATGTCTACTTTGCGCTGAAGCATGGATTATACTGGCTGGTCAAGCCCGGTTAGGGCTGATTTTCCGCCCCCAGGCTTAGAAGTCCCTCTAGGAGCTCTAGCAGGGGCAGCGGGTGCAGCAGGAGCAGGAGGTGTAAACTGCTTTCCCTTAGGAACGGTAGACTTAGACGGAGCAATTGCGTCTCTGGCTGAACCGGCTCTACCAGTGGGCGGCTTAGGTGTTTTTAGAGGCGCTGAACCCTGTCTTGGACCTGAGACAGAAAAGCCTCCGCCATCATTTATGATTATGTCACCTGCGGAATACCTAGCTCCGGTGCGAGCAGCGCTTGCCCAGTCTCCGCGCCTAATTGTAGCTGCGTCTTTATTTGATGCACGGGTGCGGATAAAGTCATTATTTTTTGCACCTTCTTCGCGGGTAAAGCTGGTGTTGGCTTTTGACTCATCTATCTGCCAGTCACGCAGGGTTCTAGTGTTTTCTCTACCAAAGTCATAACGCTTAGCGATTTCTTCGTTGTGCCAGTCAGCAGCGGTCTGTGGGCCGCTTTTTTTACTGCCCTTACCACCTCTCCTGCCACGACCAAGCAGGTAGCCTACAAGTCCTGCAAATGTACCCGACGAACGGCCTGCACCACTAGCAGCTCTTTTGGCGGCTGCGCCTTCAATGTTTTCACTCATGTTTAGATTTTATTAGCTTTTAACTAAATAAACTTGGCAAAAGAAAAACCCCAGCCGATTGGCTGGGGTCCTTCTTTGGGGCTACTAGCTTGCAGCAGCGTATGGGGTGATGGTGATAGTTGCGTCAGTCGCAATGCTTGCAGCGTTAGCAGCAGTTGACTGGGTCTTGATAGTTCCAGCAACACCAAATACGTTTCCGGTCTCGTTGATTCCGGTAGTGTCTGCTACGGTGAATCCAGTACCAGCAATGGTGATGTTACCTGATGCAGCAGCGGTTACAGTCCAAGTACCAAGTGCGTATGCAGGAAGGTTAACTGGGCTGCTGCCTGCTGCGGTACCTGCGGCCAAGGTAATCTTGGTACCGACTGGGTAAGCAGTGCTTGCTGAGGTGGTGTAAACAACCGCTACAGTAGCCGAGGTGGCGTTGAAGCGAGTTACATCCTTCTTAGCGTTAGCTGTTGCAGAGGCAGTGGTGATGTTAGCTGCTTCGTAACCAGCGTCACGTAGGGCGTCAAGAGCAACAGCAGTGGTTGCACCTACAACGCTAGGTACGATGATGTAACCAAGGCCGACACCGTCAGCTGCACTTAGAGCAGTGGTGCTTTCTACCTTGCCACGCTGGCCGGTGATTTCACCTGCGTTAGCTGAGTTAGTAACGGTGAAGTTACCGAACTTAGAAGTAGCAACAGTTACACCTGATAGGTTGTATGCTGAGGCGGTTAGGCCGGTGATGTTTACAACAGTACCTGGTGCCAAGAAGTTCTGTGACTGGTAGGTAACAGTGGTTCCGTTACCTGAAGCCGCAGTAACAATGTAGTTACCTGCTCCAGCCACAAAGCTTGGGTAACCTGACCATCCAGCCTCTACGTTGGCGTGGTTGTCAAGGGCTGGGTCTAGACGGACGCTGGCTACCTGGGTAGTTGCTGACCATCCATAGTCACCGGTGCTACCACCGATGTTTGAAATGGTTGCCGCACGGTCATCGTTCGGCTGCATAGGGACGTTTCCCCATACAAAATCAACGGCTTGCTTGCCGCTCGAGTCTACTGACATGTCTATTCTTTCTCTAGAGATAAGTAGCGCCCGCGCAAGACGCTTAATACTAGTATCTCGGTAGAGTAAAGATAATTTGGTATAAACCAAAATTAGTTAAAAAGGCGGAGTATTTTTTTCCGTAGTTTTATCTAGCCACTCGCTAGCCTCAGGGGTGTCCTTATCAGGCGCTTCTCCCGCATCCTCTGGCCCAGTCATTGAGGCCATCTCATCAGAAGTCATAGTAGTGGCCCACCACTCAGGGGCGTCATCAAACTGGGACTTATTAGGCTTCATTACTTATCTTTGTCAGGCTCGTTGTTCTTGATGATTTCGTCAAACTTCTCATCGGTTTCTTTTTGCTCGGCGGCCTTCTGTTCATCCTGCTTTTTCTGCATAGCCGACAAGCTGCGGTCGCTGCCACTGTTTCCGTAAATTGCGCCCCAGACTTCTTCAAAAGCGTTCCTAGGCTTACCGTACTCAAACTGAGGGTCTTTCGGGTCCATTACTACGCGTCCCAGTGGTCGTGCTTAGGGTCGCGGTCATCATCCTGCTCGTCAGGCTCGGCCGCTTTCTTTTCAGCCTCGCTCTTCTTCATACGGGCTAGGGTGTCTTCTCCGTAAAGCATGCCAAACACTTCTTCAAAGTGACTCTTAGGCTTATCAAACTGAGGGTCTTTCGGTTCCATTACCAATCCTTCGCGTGTGGCTCGCACATGTGTACGACGTCGCCGGTGCCCTGTACTAGGCAGTTTTGACCTTTTTGTCCGTGCTGACTTTCGCAGTCATCGTAGTAAACCCGCTCAGGGTGGCCATCAGGTGACTGTGACTTTGGCTTAACTTCTCCAGGCTCGCCTGTTGCGTAATGACTACTCATTTGTCGTTCTCTTTCTTGCCGGCGCGGCGCTTGTTCTCTTTGGCGGTGTTCTTGCCGTGAGCTAGAACGCGGAGGTTCTTAGGGTTGTCATTATTGTGGTTGTTGTCCTTGTGGTCAACATCCTTACCCTTTGGCACTTTACCATGAGTCTTCTCGTACTTGTACTTAGCAGCATCAATAGTAGTGCGAGAGCCGTCTGCGTTCACTACGGACATGATTGGGCGGCCACCGTTCTTGGCAGAGCCCTTAAACGGCCCGTAGACCTTCTTGCCGTCTTTGGTAGTGCCCTGCTTGGTTTTAGGCTTAAACGCCTTTTTCTTTTCAGCCATGTTTACTCCTTGTGAAGTTTAGGTGGAAGATTGTTTTTAGCTCTACGGAGAGCGTCTCCGCTTACCTCGAGGTCAATACCCATGTTGCTGGCTTCCTTAAGGTCAGCCATAGTGTCGCCCCTGAGTACTGCATTAGCGGTGTCGATTTCTCTAACGTTTTCATCAAGCTTATCATCCATGATGGCTTTTGCACGCACTTCAGCGTTTAGAGACATGTTTTTTCTTTGAACGCCGTGCTTCCTCCACAGAGCGCTAAAGGCGGCACCACCCGCCTGTACGTTAGACAAAATCTTGTCTTTACGTTCTTGATAGGTACCAAACTGGTTATCTACTGGTTCCATGTTATTTCCTATCCCAAATATCGACGGTGTCGTCGTCTTCTAGTATGTCATGTTCGGCACTGCAATTTCCACATTTAAGACACATTATAGGGCTTCTTTACGACATCAGATGCGGCAGGTGATGCACCGTAACGCATTACTGAGCCCCTAGGGCCAGTAAAGATTCTATCATTGATTCTTCTGCTTCCAAAAATGGGCATTTTTGGTGGAAATACACCCAGTTGGAACTCGTGGACGCGGCCCGCCATTAGTCTTTCCTAAAGAGTGGTCTGAATCTTAGGCTTCTGACCAGTTTTGGCCCGGCGCAGCGCATCTCCGCTTACCTCGATGTCCTTGCCCTTTTCAGCAAGTTCAGCCATGGTAGCCCCAGACTTGACTGCGTAAGCAGTGTCAATCTCTCGCTGGTTCTCGCGGCGAACTGCCTTAGACCTTTCGTAGATAGCCGCTTTGTTATCAGGGTCTCTTTTAACGGCTTCATCGGCGTCGTCAAGGATATGTCCAACGGCATAGAGCGCTTTACGCTCGTTAGCTCGTTTCTCTTCGAAAGCTTTTCGCTTCATCTGTGGGGTTATAGGTTCCATAGTTCCTACTATAGATTAAAACAAGGACATAGTCTGGGAATACTTGACAACATTTGTTTACTTAAAGAAACCTGCATATTGGGGGCGCAGCAGACACCGCTACTACAACTAAATATTTGATTATGTTAATTAAATATTAAGCAGTATTTGCATGCCGCAGCAATTGTTACCAAACCGTTATCTACTTGCCAGCTGGGTAGCGATGCATCGTAACGTTCTTCTGGGCCCTAACGTCGCTGTTCTGCCAGGTCCAGCACTCGCCCGTTTCATCCTGGAAGCAAACCCACTGAATGTTGTGCTCAGGACCCATATCAATCAAGAAGTGCGCTAAGGCCGAGCCCTTCGGAGTGTCCAATGGCAAAGGCGGATTAAGTTGTATAATCATAGGCCCAGTCTACCACGCCGCCGTTTAGGCTACTGCCTAGCCAAAATGGTCGTTGGTCGTTTCTGACACCTGGCGGGGGGCTGGCTGGGGCAGTCGGCTAACCCTACCCCCCCTAGCCGTTCACCGAGAGTTTACCTATTGTTAACCTACGAAGTGTCGGTTTTTTACACTTAGGGCATAGTCTTTATACATCAGGCAAGCAAGCCTGATAACTTGGCTAAGCAAGACAACTTAGCAAAACTATCTTAGGGGATAGAGCATTATGGAGCAAAAAGATAACCGCAGTGAAGTAGCGTTCTTTGAGATGTATGACTTGGTAAAGTCATACGCTGATAGCCACGACCTCACGCCTAATCAAGTAGTAAGCCTGCGAGAAGTTTGGGACTTGGCTTACAAGACTGGCGTAGTTCACGCTACTCAGGACGCTTTGGCTATGGTCAAAGCAACTAGCACCGCAACCGAATAATCAACCGAGCGGGCGGGGGAGCAATCCCCCGCTCTCTCACTAATCTAGGAGTAATAATTATGAACATCTGTTCTATCTGTGGCACTACTGAAAACATCGTTCACTCTGGCACTGACGCTCTGCTCTTGGAGTGCTTAGACCGAATTGGCACAATCTGCTACGCCTGTGCCAATGTTCAGCGTGAAAAGGTGGCGAACTAATGAAGTTCTTTATTCGCCGTCTAGGCTTTGGAATTATCACCGCACCAATCGTTCTCGCAATTTATGCGAGTGCCTATGGTCTGCTAGCAACTTTGGCAGACCAACCGAACATACCACCCGCTGATGTTCTCTGGACTATCGCCGTGATGACTGTTCTCTGCTTGGTATTCGCCAAGCAGATTGCCAAACTGGTTAGTTGGTTTATGGACTAGCCAGACCCCTAGATAGACACGCCCGGGCAGGTTCCCCCCAACCGCCCGGGCGTGTCGCCTAGGTAAACTTTAGATGAACAAATTCCCGGGCGTGTCGTACGCCCGGGCGTGTCGCGCCAACCCAGCAAATCGGCAATAGCTATGCTTCGCTTGCTATTGCCGATTTGCCAATTTGCTTCGCAAATTGTACAACTACTGGGAAACTTCGTTTCCCTAGTAGTTGTTGGGTTGGCGGCGTGTTGATAACAGTTTGATAACGGCATTTGTTAACCGAGAGTTTACCTAGAAGTGTCGGTTATTGAGAGAGATACCCTAGTCTTTATACATCAAGCAAACGGGCTTGATAAGAAACTAGGGAGATACAACATG